CCGCCGCCGGTGTCGAAGCTCCAGACGGATTCCTTGAGCTCATACGAGGCGACGAGCCGCCACTGCGTGTTGTTGATCCGCTCCTCGATCGCAATACTCGTGCGGAGCAGGCCGTTGTAGGTGGGTGGAAGCGTGGCATCGGCGCTGAGAAGCACGGCCGTCTCGTCCTCGCCCTCGGTGGTCGTGGCCAGGTGAGCGATCTCGGCCGACGGGCGCACGCCCACGGCTTCAGTGCGATCGGCGAAGAGTTCCTGGAACGTGATGGCCACGGCGATCCCTCACGCAAATAACAGTTCCTGGCCCGCCTTGCGGGCGATCTTGGCGGTGTTGCGGGCGGTCTCCTCGGTGGCCTTGGCCGTCCGCTCAGCCACGTTGCCGGTGCCCAGACCGAAGGCGGCCAGGGCATTGAACGTGCCGGCCGTGCTCATGCCACGAGTGACCACGTCCGCCTGCCCGATCGCGTCCGTGACGCCAGCCAGCATCTTCTTGATCCGATCAGCGACGTTCTCCGGCTTCTCGGGCCCCTCGCCCTCCTTGGCTTCGGCGCGTTGAGCACCCGCCTCGGCGATGGCCGCCTGCCATTCCGTTCTGGCCTTGGCGAGAGCATCCTCGGACGCCTTGAGCTGGTCGGCGTACCGCTGCTTGCGGGCCTCGTTCTCGGCGTCGGCCATCTCGTCGATCGCCCGCAGCGTGCCGATGCGTTCCTGCTCGATGGCTTCTCGCTTCTGCTTGCGCTGCTGTTCGCGCTCGGCCAGGGTCCGTTGCGCTTCGCGCTCGACCTGAGCGTTGCGCCGGGCCAGATCCTCGTCTGCCATGCGAATGGCTGCCTCAACATCGAGGTCCTCGTCGAACAGGCCCATGAGTTTCAGCCAGCCCTTGGTCAGCAGGTTTTCGGCGGAGTTCCACGCCTTGGTCAGGCCGCTGGTGAATCGCGTCCAGGTGTTGGCCAGAAACGTCGTCGTCTCGACCCAGATCGCCTGCAAGCCCGCCCAGGCCTCGGCGAGCAGACCCACCGCACCGTAGAACGCGTCTGTGGCCAGCGTCAGGAACCAAGTCTTGAAGTCGGTCCAGTAGCCCCTGAGCGCGTGCACGCCGCGCTGCCATTCCAGCTTGAGCGTCAGCCAGAGGATCTTGGCCGCCAATGCGATGTTACCGGCGGCCATCGCATCGCCGATACCCTGCCAGGCCTTCAATGCGGTCTGCTTGAGCGCCTCGAAGCGCTCGCCGAGCCAGCCGAGGGCTTTGACACCCGCGCCGGTCGCATGAAGGATCCCCACCGCCAGACCTACCACGCCCGCCGTGACCAGGCCGATAGGCGACAGCAGTGCGGCGAGCACTGAACCCAGCACGCCGATGGCCGTGCCCACACCGGTGATGATCGACGCGATACCGCCGAAGACGAACGACATGGCCGCCCCGGCGACACCGATGGCGATCAGCGCTCCGCCAACCAGGCCGGTCACCGCGACGACCTTGGCCGCCGAGACGACCATTGCCTTGTTCTTCTCCAACACACGCCGCACGTGCGCGGTGTAGGCCTTGACAGTCCGGGCGATGCGGGCGACGGGCTCGGCCAAAGCCTCGCCCACGACCGACAGGGCAACAATGGCCGACTGCTTGATCTGCCTGAAACCGTGGGCGAGTGTGCCCGTCATCTTCTTGTAAGCGACCTCGGTGGCGCCCGCCCGATCGGCCATGACGGCGATGTCTTCGGTGAAGCCCTCCATGTTCTTCAGGGCCGGCAGTACGCCCTTGAGGGCCCGGATGTTCGGGAAGAGCTTTGAGATCGCATCGGGCGGGAGCTTGCTGATCTTCCCGAAGACGCCTGCCAGACCTTCCGACCGGATCGTGGCCGACGACATCTCGAAGCCGAGTTGCCGGGCGTACTCGGTCGCCTCAGACACCGGCTTGAGGAAGGATGAGATGATCGCGTTGAGCGCGGTGACGGCGTTTTCGGTCTGGACGCCGTTACGGGTCATGGTGGCCAGCGCGGCGCCCGCTTCGTCCAGGCCGACGCCGGCCGTGGCCGCGATCGTGGCCACGTTGCCGATACTCGGTGCCAGCTCGGCGAACGTGGTCTTGCCCCGCTTGACAATCGAGAAGAGCCAGTCCGAAACGTCGCCGGCTTGCTCGGCGGACAGGCCGTAGGCGTTGAGGACGGTGGTAATCGCATCGGCGGCGGTGCCGGTGTCGGTGATGCCGGCCTGGGCGGCTTTGGCCGCGGCGGCCAGCACGGACAGGGCGTGCTCGGCCGGGACCGAGGCCGACAGGATGTCGTACAGCCCCTTGGCGAGCGTCTCCGTGGACTCGCCGAACTCGACCGACATGTCGCGGATGCCCTGGCGGAACCGGCCCATGTGCTTGTCGGGCTCGTCGAGCATGGTCGAGACGTTGGCCATCTGCTGCTCGAAGTCGGCGAAGATCTTGACGCCGGCGATGAGTGGCGTGGCGAACACCGCGCTGACCTTGGCCAACTGCACGCCGATCTGGCGCACCGATGCACTGAAGGCCTTGAGCCTGCGCGATGCGTTGCGCAGGCCCTTGACCAGCCGGTTGTCGTGGGTGTAGAGCTCGACGTAGGCCGCCCCCGCACGGATGTTCCTGGCCGATGGCACAGCGTGTCCTCCAGCTACCGCTTCGTCATTGCCGCCCGGAATGATACGCCGGTCCAGGTGGCAATGATGATGGCCAGGGCCTCGGCCAGCTTGTCGTCAATCAGGCCAGAGCTCCAGAAAAGCCCCAGGATCCCGGCCGCGATCATCCCGATGTACGTCTTCTTGCCGCTTAGAAACACTCGGATCTGACGCAGTGTCTCCATTGGATTGGACCTCCATCACCGTCTGTGGCTCGGATTCACTCCGCACGATCTTGACCAGCACGAGGTCGCCCGTGGCACACCCGGCCGTCGGCACGGTGCAGGCCAGCGGCACGACCGGCCACAGGACCATCGAACGAACGACCCTTCGCATCCGCGTCACTCGGATTCCTCCTTCTTCGCATTGCTCGCCGGCCGATCAGGTGTGACGTCCGGCCCCTGGTCACCCTGCGTCGCGCCGGCCAGGTTCGCGCTCACACCGTCGAGCTTGACACTGGCCGTCCAGACGAAGCCGGTGCCGACGATGCCGTAGCCGTCCATCACGTAGCCGGGATTGATCAGCGACCCCTGGCCCTGGAGCGCCGCCGACCGCTCACTCAGGTCGGTGGCCGCTTTCTGGATGGCCGGCGAGACGACCTCGTCGATCATGCGGTTGCTAACTCGCTCGATCGGCTCGGTATTGACCGCACAACCGGGGCTGAGAACCACTACCAACATCGCCAGCAACAACATCTGCATCACCTTCCGTGGAAACATCACCTCACGCTCCTCCTACACTTGCGCCTTTGTCCACAAACACCCGTTTGAGGATCGACAGGTCGCTGGTCCGGATGATTGGCTCGTTCGATTGCCGCTGCTCCATCGGGTTGAAGTCCGCCGGCATGAACGGCCTGGTCTTCTTCGAGTCCCGGTGAGCGTTGGCGATCATCGCCAGCACGGCCGACGTATGGGCCCAGTTGTCCCGCACCCTGGCCTCCGCCATCGCCAGCAGCTCGCGCAGCGTCAGGGGTCCGGGATCGAGGCCGACGACGCCGGCAAGCTGCCAGATGAGCTGCCAGGCATCGACGCGTTCAGCTCGGCCTCGATTCGGGCCTCCAGCTCCGGATCGTCCAGTCGCGTCTCGGCCACTTGTAGCGCCCGGGCCTCCAGCGCCTTGAGCTTGGCCAGGGCCTTGGCCAGCACGCGGCGCTTCGGCCCGGGGAAAAAACCCACGAGTTCCTCCAGCAAGGCCGTGGTGGCATGGTCGATCGCGTCACCGGCCATCGCCCGGCCGAAGTCCTCGTCGCTGATCTGGCGGGCGTCCGCATCCGGCTTGACCAGGCAGTAGATCACGTCGCACAGCAGCACCGGGTCGCTGACGATCCGCTCCAGCAGCTTGCCATCCACCACGTCCAGCAGGTTGACATCGAGCAGCGAGCGGACGCGCTTGACGGCGTCCACGTTGATCGTGATCGTCCAGGTCCGGCCGGTGTTGTCGGTGAAGGTTCTCATGCGTTACGCTCCTGCCTCCTTCCACGCCGGGGCCCGCGTCGAGTACGTCGGCTTGGCCGTCACGCTCACGGTGAGCGCCTCTTCCAGCGGCTCGTTCCGGCTGAAGTTGGTGATCGAGAAGTCGGCGTCGAGGCCCTCGCCGTTGGCCCCATCGAGGATTGCCAGAGCGATGGCTGTGTTGTTGAAGTACGCCTGGCGGATCGCGGTGAAACCAGCATCGCCGGTGTCCCAGATCATCTCGAACTCGACGCTGCCGTTCTTGAGCGTGGCCACGGTTGCCCGCCAGCCCTGGTTGCCCCGGGTGGTCACGTCCGCCTCGCCGGTCTCCAGGTTCAGCGTCACGTCCTTGACGTTGGTCAGCTCCGTCGTGGCCGTGCTGCCAGCCGGCCCCGTAGTAGAGCTTCGCCTCCATGCCTAATTTGATGGCCATAGCCGTCTCCTCATCTCACAGAACTGGCCCACATGCGGGGCAGTCGGTCCTTGATCTTCTCCAACGCCGGTCCCATGAACGCCCGGCGGTCGTATCGCTCGTGCCGGAACCGCCCGCCGAATTCGTGCGCCATCGCTGACGGGCCGACGATCGAATAGGCCGGCCCGATGACCACAAGCTGCTCGTGTTTCTCCACCGCATACAGGATGGCCCGTCGCAGTTGCCCGCGCCGGGTTTTCGGCGGCGTACCGGGCAGTGAGGGTTTTGGGCTTCGACGAATGGACCGGCGGGCGGCCAGGCGGATGGCGGCACCCGCATGGCCCAGTGATTCGATGCTGGCCTTTCGCAGTTGGCGTAGGACCTTGGGCACATCGTCTCGCGTGCGAACCGTCATGCCGACCATTACCCCGCTCCCATCCTCAGAAGCCCGTGATGATTCCCCGGCCGCTGCTCGGCCCCGATGTCGCCTGAAGGCCAGGCCCGGCCGATGGCCGGACTGATCGAACGCAAGCGATAATCGCCATTGGCCGGGTCGACGAACTTGGGATCGTCCGCGATCACGTCGCCCACGCCGGGGGCCACGTTCTCGTAGTTCGCGGTGCAGCTTGTGATCAGGTTGCTTCTCAGGGTGGTATTAAGGCCGGCCGCTTCGTAGGCTTTCACGCCGACGGCGTAGTTGTGGATGATGTTGTTGGCGGCCAGGGCGGATTGAGCACTGAAGTAAAGGCCCGCCTTGCCGCTGGCCTTGGCGGTGTCGCTCCCGACAATCGTGCAGTGGATCACCCGCGGGTTGGACATGGACGACGTGTTCACCCCGTCCCCGTCGTTGTTCAACAGGCGGCAGAACTGCAGCAATCCCGCACCGGTGTAGGGCGTACCGGCGCCATTGATGAACTCGCATCCCAACGCGTCCACCGGACCGTATGCGCCCTGGATCGTGAAGCCGTCGAACAGGCAGTTCAGGGCGAGGCAGGGATCCGACGCATACAGGTCGACGAAGTTGTTCCGGCCCGCGTAGTTCACGAACACCGCGCCGGCGATGTCTATCGCCTGTCCGTTGGCACGGTTCTGCGCTTGGACGTTCCTGAACACGTAGTTGAGCTGCCAGGACAGACTGCCCTTGGAGATCGCAACGTAGCTGGTCCCGTTGCAGTCCAAACACACTCGGTAGTCGTCGAACCGGGCGTCGCTCGGCCAGATGTGCGGGTTGGCCTGGAAGAAGGCGGTCGCGTCACCCTTCGTCTGGCGATAGCCCTCGACCACAATCGGCTGAGCGATGGTGCCCTTGGTCTTGAGGGTGATGATGGGGGCCCCGTTCGGCAGGTAATCCCCGTCGGCCTTGATCCAGATCGTATCGCCGGGATTGACGCAGTCCGCGGCCTTCTGCGGCGTGGCGAATGCCCCGCCGATCGCCCACGTGAGCCCGGAAGCAGTCACCGTCGGTGTGGGGCTGACCCGAACCTGAAAGGACCCCACGTCGATGATCTCAAAGATGTCCGTGCCGTGGATGCCGTCGGTTCGCCCGGCGATCCGGATCGTATCCCCAGCCATCACCGACGTCGGGTCCTCATCCAGGAACACCGTATCGAAGCCGGCATTCGTTTCGGCCTCGGCACCGCTGACAACCACCGACTCGGACGAGCCGCTGTGTTCGTCGCTGGCCAGGGTCGAGACGTGATACTCAATTGCCATCAGGCTTCCTCGAAGTACACCACCCAGCCACCACATTGCCAGGCGGCACTGAGCCCGATCGTCAACGGCTCGCCCGGCTCCGTCTCCAGCCAGGGCATGGATCGGTCTGCCGGTATCGGCAAAACGAAACCACTCCGATCACCCACGGGGATCGGCCCGGTCAACGCCGTTCCCGTGTCCGCTGGACCGGAGTACAACGTCACGTCCACCGCTTCCTCCGCCAGCAGGCAGATACCGAGCACGCAGATGCGCTTGCCCGAGACGCCGGCGATGATCTCGTTGCCCGCGGCCCCGTCGCTGGCGGCATCGATGATCGCGCGTTTGACCTCGGTGCCGCCGCCGGTGCGGACCAGCAACTCGCCGGTGGCCTCGTCGATCGCCACCGTCGCCGCCTGGATCCATCTGCGCTGTGTGGCCATCCGTTTACCTCACCACGCGAAACGTCAGCGTCAAGACGCTGGTGAACACCCGGTTCTGCTCCATGTGCTCGGCCGCGTAGATCGGAGCATTCTCCGTCTTGACCCACACCGCCTCCGGCAGCCCTTCGAGCCGCCTGAACCGGAAGTGGTCAGCAATCTGCTCCACCAGCGCCATCAGCGGGTCGAGCTCGGCGGCATCACCGTTCTCGAACTTCTTCTGGATCGCGATGTCGATCCGGTAGTCTTGCTGGTTGCGACCCCGGCCGGCCGTTTCGATCGTCATGCCTTGGGGCACCACCGTCACATGCAGTGTTCCCATCTCCGGCAGGTCGAACACCGGCCGGTAGCGTCGCTCAGCCGTGAATGCCTGACTGAACGAGCCGGCGTTCAGCTCGGCCGTGACGGCATCGGCGATCTCCGTGATACCAGCCACGTCACATTTCCTCCCGGGCAATGCACGGCCGCGAGATGATCTTGTCGTGCACCGATCGGCTCAGTTTCATGAGATCACTGGTCATCGCCGTCAGGTCGCGAATCGCCTCCGTGTTGGCAGCAATGATCCGGTTGTTGGCCTCCAGGACATCCAGCAGCTTGCGGATCAGCCAGATGACCACGCCCAGCAGCACCATGGAGAAGCCGAGGAAGCCGTACTGCACCAGCGGTTGGATCATCCAGTCTTCCATCTACGCATCCTCCGTCGCCACATGCTTGGTGTGGATCCGGAGCGTCCGGCGATAGGGATCCGAATACCGCCAGTCGGGCTCATTGCCGCCCGGTCCCATCACCTCGTGGACAAACACCTTGCCGTCCTGCGTTTCCCTGATCCGGTCACCACGTTGCGGAAGTGTCGGTTCACCGGCGAGCACCAGGTCGGCCGTCCGGATCAGATAGTCGCGCCGCACGTGCCGGATCGTGGCGCCGTAGCCCTCGTCGAGCTGGAAGACCGTCTGGCCGACGGTGGCCGCTACCTCCACGGTCTCGCCGTCCCGCTCGTAGACCACCGTCCGCGTCATGTGCTCATGACGCTGGTCCTCCAGCCAGGCCGCGCCCTTCTCGAGCACGTCTGCCATCGGTCCCTCACTGGCTTAGCCGTACCCGCACGGTCGCATCCGCGTCGGCCGCGGCCTTTACCGTCTTGCCGATCAGCTTGTTGGCGCCGGCCTCGGCGTCGGTCTTGGCCTCGGCGTCGGCCACGTCCCAGTAGACCTGGCTGCCGGCAGTGATCGCGGTCCCGCCGCCGGTGGCCTTCGGGAAGTCGAAGACGCCTGAAACCGCCAGCGCACCGGACACGTTTGCGGCGATCGGACTCTTCGCCACACCGAGCAGATCACCTTGAACGACCACATCGCCGGCGGCCACGTCTGCTGTGGGCGTGTAGTCGACCGCATCGCCCTCGTGAATGAACGTTGTCAACATGTCCTTCGTCTCCTTGTTAATCCCCTCATCCGCTAAGTCA